TCAAGTAAGCCAAGGCTTACAATTTTATTCAAAGAAAGGCGGCTTTATGTCGCCTTTTTTTGTGACTGTACTTTCAGTCTTTAAATAGTAATATGGACATAGACATAGGCAACGACAAACCGTTTTTTCTTATAGCAGGACCTTGCCAAATTGAGTCTAAAGAACACGCACTCTATATGGCAACTGAAATTAAAAAGATAACTGACCATATGGGTATAGAACTGATATACAAATCTTCATTTGATAAAGCAAATAGAACTTCACTACATGGTAAAAGAGGAGCAGGACTTGAAGAAGGTTTAAAAATTTTTGATTATCTAAAATCAAAAATGGACATTAACATTATTACAGATGTACATACAGCGGAACAATGTTCAATTGTAGCACCACACGTAGATGCAATACAAATACCTGCGTTTTTATGTAGACAAACTGATTTATTACTAGAAGCAGGCAAACAAAATATATGGATTAATGTTAAAAAAGGACAATTCCTTGCACCATGGGATATGGCCAACGTTGCATATAAAATTGCATCAACAGGCAACGAAATGATTATGTTATGTGAACGGGGTACAAGTTTTGGTTACAACACACTTGTAAATGATATGCGAGGGTTACACGAAATGAAGAAGACAGGTTATCCTGTTGTTATAGATGCTACACACAGTTGTCAACAACCAGGTGGTCAAGGTACAAGTTCAGGTGGCAATAGAGAACACATACCTGTAATTGCTAAAGCGGCAGTTGCCGTAGGTGTTGCTGGTGTGTTTATGGAAGTTCATAACGACCCTGATAACGCATATTCAGATGGACCAAACAATTTACATCTAGAAGATTTAGAAAATTTACTAGGAACACTAAAGAAAATAGACCGAATTGTAAAATAATGCATCATACATTTCATCATATACCAAAAACAGGTGGTAGCACAATAAGATTAAGACTTGAAGATCGTGCAGATAAAAAACAAATTAGTAAATTAGATTATGCTATTGGCCATAACACTACTCACAGAACTCCAGGAATACATTTTACTTGGTTGCGTACTCCTTTAGACAGAGATATTTCTCAATTTAACTATGATATGAACAAAGGAGAAGCAGTAGCTGACTCTTTTGAAGAACATTGTGAACAACTATCCGGTAATTTTATAACCTTATGGTTACACAAAAATTATCTTTGTTTAGATCCTACTGTTGATATGCATTCAAAATATCTAAATGTACAACAATGTTTAAGAATTAACTTTAAAAAAGTTTTTTCTTTAGAAAATATTGAAGAGAGTTGGGATGAAATTTCTAATATGTTAAACATTGACAAAGAACCTAGGGATAGTACTAACAGAAGTAATATAGATTACATAAAATATATTTCAAAAGATAAATTAAGCGATGAATTTTTAAGTTGGCATCGAGAATATAACGACTACGATTATAAATTATTTGAAGAATTCTGTACGTAGATAAAAATTTTTTTTCACCTTCACTCGACTCACAGACCAAATGTGATATTATTATTACGAATATTCATGTTCTAAATAATCGCAAGTTTCATTAGAAACTTAATTTATCAAGGGAGGTCCAATATGGATATCATGGTAAAAATAAAAGGATGGGCAAAAGGATTAGCTGATGTAGGTGTAAGCCTAATAGCATTAGGAATCGTTTTAGAAATCCTTTTTAATGGTCAAGGTATTCCGTTCTGGCCAAACGTTTCTGTAATAGGAAATGTCCAGGGCGTACTTGCTGGTTTTTCTGATCAAGGATTGGTCGGTTTAGTAGCAGTTTGGATTTTATATCATATCTACAATCGAAAATAATATAATAATCTAGAAATACGTTAACCTCAAGGAGTGGTGTAACTACTTTTAATTTTACACCACTCTTTTTTATACTTAAAGTTGTATACTTTTTTCACAAAAAAATAATAAATAATAATAGTTCAAACAGAGCTCCACTCAAGTGGAGACTTATGCGGAATAAACCGCGTAGCGAGTAGAACTCGCATTAGGCTCTGAACAAGGAGAAAACAAAATGGGAAGACCAATTAAAAGATCTAAAATGGGTGGCGACGTCGGATTCGGCGGAGCACTTTCTGGTAAAATTGCAGTAACTGGATATCGACCAAGTGGTGGATCTCTAGTTAGTTCAACAACAGCATACATTGTATCTCAAAGAGGATCAAGAATATTCAAGATTCACTTAGATGATTCATCTGAAGCAGTTTATGAATTAAAAGCAGTAGCACCAGCATCATTGGCTAATACATCCAACCAGTTTTGTGTTCAAGTTATATTGAACGACTCTACTGTTGCTTACGTAGAAAAATTCTATAATAATACAATTCACTATGTAACGGCGGCGGGTGCGGCAGGTACTTGTACATACTCACTTGGAGCAGAAGGTTCTGACGAAGGACAAGCTGGTTCAGGCGCTGGATCTATAGACGTTAGATAATAATAGATCAAACACGTGCTTATAAGGATTTAGGGGGAGTTCAACGCTCCCCCTTTCTTTATATAAATAATAGCAAATGGCAAAGACATTACGAACATCAGGTGATTATACAATAAAAACGGGCACAGGTGCGGGTGGCTCAAATACGGTATTTTTAGACTCAAAAACAACAAGAGTTCAAGGTGATTTAGTTGTTGACGGTACAAGAACAGAATTAAACACAGCATCACTATCAATAGAAGACCAATTTATAGAAGTAAACAGAAACAACTCTACTGCAGATTCAGAAGATTCTGGATTATTTTTTAATAGAGGTTCAGAAAATCACGGATTATTATATTGGGACGCAGGAGACAATGAGTTTCAATTAGGTACTACAACAAATGCTCCATCGGTTACAGCAATTACCAATATGACTTTAGGAAATATAAAAGTTGCTACATCTCCTACTCATGCCAATCACGCGGCATCTAAACAATATGTTGATAACACATCAGCTTCATCAATTGTAATTGTTGGTGATGATTCTTCTGTTATTACAGTAGGTGGATCAAATGATACTTTACAATTATTAGGTGGACGAAATATTTCAAATACTAGTGTTGTTGGTGCTGATTCAATTACATTTAATTTAAACAATAATTTAACAGATATTCATTCAATTACCAATAGTTCAACTAACGCAGATTTAGAGTTGAGTACAAATGGATCCGGCTCTGTTGTAATAAACGATATTTTGTCGTTTAGTGCAAATCGTAGTGGTGATCCAACAGCAACAGCTATAACAAGATTGTGGACTCAAACACCAGGTGGTGGCGGAACTGGAGTATATTTTAACAACACATCAGTTAGTTCTGGTACTGCTGGAGAACTGATAAGTAAGAGTAAGGCTACGGCTTTAGCAATAGCATTAGGATAAAAATATGGCGATAACAAATTTTCAAGTAGGAACCAGCGTTACAGCGGCATACACCGCTTCTGCGGACACGGCAGTTACAGTAATTTACATTACAAATAAAACAGACGGCGATGGAACTGTTGATGTATATGTTACTCCTAATGGCGTATCAGCAAGTGCAAACCATTTAGTATATTCACAATTAACTATTAAAGCTAGAGACACTTATATCATAGACACAGAGAAAATGATTTTAGAGTCAGGTGCAAAAATTTGGATCGCGGCACCAGATTCAGCGGCACAGTTCAACGCAACAATCTCGACTATAGGATTATAATAGCCATGGGTAGATATGCAAAAAACCCAGTAATAGGCGACAATGCTTTTGGAATTACTATTCCAAATGTAACAACAGCTCAACGACCTTCAGGTACTAGTGGTCAAGTAGTTTTCAATACAACAACTTCAACATTTCAAGCATACATAAGTTCTGCTTGGTATAACATTTCATCAGCGGCTGGAGAAAAAACTTTAACTGTAGATAAATTTCAAGGTGACGGAACAACAACTGTATTTGGTAGCGGAAAAGGAAATACACTTGATGGTTCAACTGCGGCTACTTTAAGTGTTACACCAACTGATGCATCAGATATGATAATATTTGTTGGCGGTGTTTATCAAGTACCAACTACAAACTATACATATTCAGGTGGCGAAATTACTTTTGGTTCTGCTCCACCTGCCAATGATGGTGCAACTAACGGTCACATCATTTCCGTAATTCACAACATACATAAACTAGGCGAATAATTTTTATTGAATTAATCCGAAAGGACGCCAGGAACCTGGCTTTCCACCTCTAATACATACCCAACCAATTGGTTTGTTTATCTCAGGTATTTCATTCCACACAATTGAACCTGTATTCCATCTACCATCTGTTGGTTCTTTCTCTCCAGAAGTAAAAGTTCTTTCTGCAAATTTAATGTTACCATCAACTTCTAAACTTTCTTGAGGATATTTTACACCAATACCTAACTGACCATATACATTTAACTTAACAGGTTTGCCTGTTTCACTTCCGACAACTACATCTCCATTTGATCTGCAAGTTAATCTTGGTGTGTTATCTGTTCCAATAGCAAATGGAACGTGTGTATGTGTTCCAACATAAGCATTTGATTCATGCATAGTTGTTATAATTTCATAACCACCAGAGTTAACTGAAAAATCCGCACTTGGTGCCGTTGTATTAATCCCTACACGTCCATCACCAACATAAAAAGTATTTCTAACTTGTAAATTTTTTAGTATACCTAACTCTTCTAAACTACTTCTTTTAACAGATTTTCCTAAAGCATTTTTCCAAATAACTTCATTATGGTCAACCATAATTGCTTCTTTAACATTTAATTTTGGAACCTGTGCTTGAACATATTCTAAATTTTCTACTTTTACAGTACCTTTAATATGTAAATCTGTTGCAATTTCTACGTTGCCATCAGTAATAGTAAGTTGTTGACTAGACGATTGATCTCTTATCCCAGAGCTTCTAAAATTTGTAATTGTTCCACCATCAATTACATCTCCACTAATAGCATTTTTATACAGATCTAACTGCTCTACTGCTATACGACTTTTAGAAACTTTCTCAATTTTATTAATAGGTAATAGTGCCATATAATGATTATTTAGTGCTAGATTGTAACCGTACGAATAATTGGTAAATATTGAAGTAGTATTATGGCAATAACAAAGATAGCAGGAGAATTATTAGAATCGAACCTTATTCGAAGTACGGATTTGGCGTTCAATTCAAATCTATTATACGTAGATGTAGCAAACGGTCGTATTGGTATAAAAACAGATTCTCCAGGTAACTTTGCTTTAGATGTTGCTGGTAATACAAGAATTACAGGTAACCAAACTATTACAGGAGATTTAATAGTTCAAGGTACAACAACCTCAATAGACTCACAAAATTTAGTAGTAGAAGATAATATTCTTACAATAAATGAAAATGCATCAGCTGATACTGATTCTGGAATAATGATAAACAGAGGATCATCACAAAATCCTGCTGTTATATTTTGGGATGAAACTGATGACGTTTTTAAAGTTGCAACAACAACATCTGATGGTTCAACAAGAACAGATTTAACTAGTGTATCACTAGCAAATCTTAGAGTAGCAACAACTCCATCCAATGCTAACGATGCCGCTTCTAAGGCATACGTTGATTCAAACACTTCAGGTTTAGAAGGTGGCGACTTAACTTTAGGACTTCCAACAGATTCAAGTTTTGGTGATGGTTCTTATACACTTGATAATTCTGGTTCAATTACAGATGCAATCGACGATTTAAATGAAGTAACAGAAAATATTAGAGCAGATTTTTATGTAAAAAGTGTAACGTTTACATCAAATATTACAGCGGCAGGCTCAGGCACAACAGTTACATTAACAATTTCAACAGTAGGTGGAGGTGCAGACAGATATACAATTACTTGGGGTGACAGTAATACAACAACAGGTACATCTGATTCAACACCATCTCATACTTACAACTCAACGGGTGCAATGACTGTAACAGTAAAAGCATATGCCAACGGTGCAGTAACAGATTCAGCAGGCTCACACGCATCATTTACAAGATCAAATTATATTACAATTTACACAGCAACACCAAGTGTAAGTTTTGGATTATTTTCTACTGCATCAGACAGCACTGCTTTAACAGGAAATAGTGCTTGGGTAGTTGAAGGACAAACAAGATACATGGAAAACGCAACAACTAATACAAGTGGTGCAACTGTGGCATACTCAATGAATTGGGCAGACGGAAGTAGTGCTGATACAATTAGTGGAGACAATCAACCAGGTGGTGTAAACTCTGTAGGAGGTGGTGCAAGATTATCACATCAGTGGGGAGCAGGTACACATACAGGTACTGGACGAGATACAATGGTATTAACATTATCTAGTCACTCAACAGCAAACCCAAGTGATATTCCTGCAACAGGAAATTATGTAATAAAAGTTTATGATGACGCTCCTTCGGCGCCAAATCATTTAGGTTCAAAAACAATAGCCATGAACGCAACAACAGGAACAAGTCCAAAACTTTGTACTGGATTTACTGAAAACGTATCAGGTTCACCAACTTATTCAGCAGGAGATTCTGTTAACAGAATTACAACAGTTGATCCTGTTAGAACTGCATCACAATCAACTTTTTGTTACAATGCCGCGACAGGTACATTAACGGCCTACGTAAACGGAACCGCCGACGGTGCCATAGTATTATCAGGTAGTGATAATAGTGGTACAGCAACAAGTTGTACAATAGAATCAGAAAGTGATTACAATTTATTAAATGCAACAGGAGCCGCAGTAAGTTTTGCATCAAGCATTTACTATCCAAATCTTTATAGTGGATTTAAAGCTATTGTTAGTAAAGCAACAAGCGGAATTAGTACAGGTGTAAACAGTTTTCAACTACAACACACATTAGGTAATACAAACGTTTTAGAATTTGTAAAAGATAATGTAACTGCAACACCAACTATTGCGGCAGTAGGAACATTATCAGAAGGCTCAGCAGGAACTTATAGATATATTTCAGGAATACCTTATTACTCTGAAATAGGATCAGCACCTACTTTATCTTTAGCTGGAGTAACAGTATCTAATTTAACTGGACAATGTTATTCTGATGTATCTAATCCAGTTGAAGTTGATTATGATTCAAGAGTGGAAGGAAGTAGTGGCAATGCTATTTCAAATTTAGATTTTACATATGCAACAATCGGTGATGGTTCAACTACTGTTCCAGCAGTAAATCTTGGAGTAGGTAGTGCATACGCACTTGCTACTCTTACTATTCCAATTACTACTACAAATTCAGCAGTATGCGTTAACGAAATTAAAATTAGAGCAAGAAATTGTAACGGTATAGGTAGTTACAATACTTCTAGCACAACAAAAATTCAAGTTTATAACGATACCACACCTAATGGTCTTGATAAAGAAGACGGTGGTATCGCAGTATCAGATTCTTTAGGGGCAACGTTTGACGACGATGCCGTTAGAATTGCAGGGTTCGGTGCCTTGTCAGGTAATAATCCAGACATCGATGATTCATCTAATGCCAATTACTACACTGATTCAGTTTGGTCAGGAGCGGTTACTGTGGCAGGCACCAACGAAGCAATAATAAGATTTGGAACAATATCTCACTACACAACAGATTTAAGTAGTGGTTATCTTCCGGCCGGACCAAACTTAAATAGTGGTAGGTCAGGAGGACAATACTTTAATTTTGCTTTTAGAAGAGCAACAGTATCACAGTTTTCAATTACAATGTCAGGCAAAGTGTCTGGTATGTGGATTAAATTACCTGGTGCGTCAACTGACAACACATCATCTTCAACAAATGGATGGTTAGATTGTTCAACACAATATAACGGTTCAGGAGTTCCAGGAGCTGATGCAGGAGGAAACGGAAGTGCTGGAGTGGCAAAAACGGGAGGCGACAGAGTGATTGATAATACAACTTATTCTTCAGAGCAATTTACATTTACATTAGGAACTGAAAGTATGTCAAACGCTAGAGACAATAACTGTTTAGTTAGAATTTTATTAAACTCAGGTGATAGCATAACAGCATTATCAGTAGGAGTAGCAGAATAATGGCAATAGCTGATGCAAAAAAAGTAGATTATCTTTGGAAGAAGTTAGGGTATGGTGCAACTAAAACTGATACCAATGCCAACAAGGCGGCACCCAACGAAGCCATTGCATCTCCATTATTATTAAGAGGTGATAAAGTTTGGAACCAAGCAAATGGTATTCCAGCATCTATGCCGGCATCAACTGCAGGTATTGTAACAGTTTATCCTACAACTGCTCCAGATGAGTGTACAGAAGATAATACAGCAACAGCAAATAGATCATGGAAAACAGGTTTGACAGATTGGATTCCACCAGAGTTTGGTTCAACATATGGTGTTATAGTTTATATTCACACAGCGGGTAATGCCGGAACAGCCGCGGCAAGTGGAACTAGAGTGTTTCCGGCAGGTTCAGGTAATAACGATGAATTCTTTTTTGATTATCAATCTGGTGTATTACATTTTATAGGAACAAACTTACCTAACGGCGTAAACTTTTCAGGTAAATCTGTTTATGTTTCTGGAGCAAGATACACAGGAACAATTGGTGTATCAAGTTTAACAGCGGCAACAGGTAACTTTACATTTAATGGTTCTACAATAGAACAAGACGTTACTAACGCAGACTTTACTTTTGCATCTTCAGGAACAGGAAAATATATCTTTAGTGCTAACACTGGTATAACAATACCTACAGGTACTACTGCTGAAAGACCAACTGCTGAAGAAGGTGTAATGAGATTTAACACTCAAACTGGCAAATACGAAGTGTCAGAAGATGGCTCTACATGGTCAAATTTAAGAACTGAACATACTGCACAAGAAATTGTAAAAGATATCTTTACAGGCGATGGCTCTACAACATCATTTACAATGAGTAAATCACCTAGTGATGTAAAAAATGTAATACTTTATATAGATGGAGTAATGCAGGAACCTACAACCAATTACACAATGAGTGGATCAACTGTTACTACTGCTGGAGAGGCCGCACACGCAGGCGCAAGAATAGTAGTAATGCACGGATTTGCTGAAAGTTATTAATCAATTACAACACCAGTCGGTGTATACACAATATCAAAATTTTGCATTTGCCCAGTAATAATATTAATTACTTCTAACGTTGGAACAACTTCCCAATCAAATTCTGGTTGTCTTATAATAAACTCATACACATCTTGACCCGATTCAAAGTGTATTCTAATGCCTGCCATTGAATGACTAGTATCAACTAAAAACGATTTACGACAAACAATTTTTAATACAGTAGAAGCTTTATCTCTAAAACGATTCATTTGTTCTACTAAATCTGGGCGTTCTTTTAAAATTTGAATTGACCTATTACGACACACAGCAGGCCATCTTACTTTTAAACTGTATTTGTAAAATTTACTTTTTTGCATCAATTACTTCCTGATACTTTATATACGTATCGTTAAAACAGTTTTCTAAATCATCTAATTTGTTAATGCGTACTTTACTAATATTTGCAAATCGAATATCTGAATTTAATATTGCTATACTTTTTAATCTTGTAAATTCTACTGGATTGCTTAAATCATACCCTAATAAAAATATAACTTTTGGCTTAAGATATGCGGCTAACATTAATGATAAACATTGTGGCGTACATTCCGTTGGATTAACATCTAAAGTTTTTATACCGGGGAAATCAGGTAAACAAGTTACTTCATTAAAGAATACATATTTTTTAAATAGCTCTTCCGGAACAAGTATGTTAGTATCTTGAAAATTACTGGAATTTAGCATATCTTGTAAGTTTTGTTCAGAATTACAGGTTGCATATGCAAAATTAATACTTTTATTACTATTAGCTGATGCTATTACAGGGCCAATATGCATAGATTCATGCAAATCAAAGCTAATCGGCAAGTTTCCGACTATTGTGACATAGTTATTATTCATTATCTTATGGTATTTAACGACGTGATTATCTACAAATCAAATAAATATCAATAGTTTTGCAAAAACAAATTATCGATAAGGGGAACACAAAATGGCAATAGGACGTATAACAGGACAGATGTTATCAGCCAACCTGGCTAGATCAGGTACTGATTTAACATTTGAGACAAATTTATTAGCCTTAGACGTTTCAAATAGCAGAGTTGGAATTGGTACAGCCACTCCAGCCGCTACTTTACACGTTTCGGCTACTGACGCCGTTAGACTACCATCTGGATCTACAGGACAAAGACCAGGATCACCAGCAAATGGAGATATAAGATATAACTCCACACTTTCAACAATTGAAGGTTATTCAGGCGGTGCTTGGGCTAACATGGCATCAGGTGACACGGTTAAAGACGCAGACAGTGATACACAAATTCAAGTAGAAGAAAGTTCAGACGAAGACACAATTAGATTTGATTGCGGTGGTACAGGAAACGTAATGACGTTAAGTGCATCAGCAATGACACTTGGTGTGGACATAACTTCGAACGTAACAATTACTGGTAACTTAACAGTTAGCGGTACAACATCAACAATTTCAACTACAAACACAGTAGTTGCAGATAACATTATAGAATTAAACAACGGTATATCAGCTAGTACAAATGACGCAGGTATTATTGTAGAAAGAGGTTCTACAGGAAATAATGCTTGTTGGATTTGGGATGAATCAGCAGACGAATGGGTTGCTGGTACAACTACGGCTACAGGTGCAGATAAATCAGGTGGATTAACAATTACGACAGGAAACGCGAAATTAATTAACACTGGTGGAGCATCTTGGTCAACTGCTTGTGTATTCAATGATGACTCAGGTGCAGACGTTGACTTTAGAATGGAATCTAATGGTCAAACACACGCATTCTTTTTAGATGGGTCAGCAGATGCAATTGGTATTAGAACTAGTTCACCAGTATATTCTTTAGATGGTAGTGGAGACACTACTGCATGGAGAGTTCCGGTAGGTACAACAGGTCAAAGACCATCTGCGGCAACTGGTGTTATAAGATTTAACACTACAACTGGTGCATATGAAATTTGTACAGACGGATCAACTTTTGTACAATTAGCAACAGCAGGTGATACACCAACTATATCTAAAGTTTCAGCAACAGGTGACGGATCTTCAACAACATTTACAGGATTCTTTAGCTCGGCACCAAGTGCAGTAGCTAACGTTCTTGTGTTTATTGATAACGTTTACCAAGAACCAACTGAAAACTATACAGTAAGTTCAACTAATATTACATTTACTTCTGCTCCGCACAACGCGGCTAGAATATTTGCAATAACTGGTTTTGATAATACTGCATTAGCATCAGGTGGAGTTGCAAGAACTGAAACAAGTTCAACAAACTTTACATCAAGTGCAACAACTATTATGAGCTTCAACGCATCTACTTACAGAGCGGCAGAATTGTTTATTAATTTACAAGATTCTGGTAACTCTGAATACGGTGTAATGAAAGCATTAGTAACACATAATGGTTCAACTGCATTTGGTAACGTATACGGTGTAACTACTACTAGTGGAACTGACATGGCTACAATTACTTTTACCCACGACGGTTCAAATACTGTGAACGTACAAGCAGTATCAAGTGGTGGACAAACAGCGGCTACGGTACAGTACTCATTAAGTGCATAACAGAGTATAATATAACCTTACAGATAATTTTAAACGCTCTAACGGTAAATAACACTGTTAGAGCGTTTTTTTTACGACCTAACATAACATTAACAATCATGCGGGAGAAATAGGAACCATGACAACACGTAACTTTAGAGTAAACACTGGTTTATCTTGTGGTGACATAACGATGTCAGCATCTGCCAATACAATTACAGGCGGGGCGACAGGTGCACCTTCAAGTGACGGTGATTTTGCTAATAAAAAATATGTAGACGATTCAGTATCATCTTTATCATCTACAACAATCACAGAAGGAAATAGTAACGTTGATGTAGACGATGGAGCCGGCGGTGCTGGTAAAATCGTATGTACAGTTGACGGTAATGCGGAAATGACTATAACTGATGTGGGAGTTAGAGTTCACGGAGACTTAACAGTTGACGGAACTAACACAGTAATCAACACTTCAACTTTATCAGTTGAAGATAACATCATCGAAGTTAACAGAAATATTTCTGCTAACTCTGGTATGCCTTCATACTCAGGTTTAAAAGTAAACAGAGGTCAAACATCCTCAGCTACTGAAGAAGATCTTTGGTGGGTTTGGGACGAAGGTTTTGCAGATGACGGTACAACAATTTACGGTAACGCAGGCGGTGCCTTTACGGCATTAAGAGCTTCTAGCGGTACTGACAATGAAGTTGCTACACCAACAAGAACAGAAACAAATCTAGTTGACATAAGAGCCAACGTAGTACACGCAAGAGCGACATCGGCGTCATACGCGGACGTTGCCGAGCGTTTCGAAGCAGACGCTCCTATGGCAGAAGGTGCAGTAGTTGAATTAGGTGGATCTGCAGAGATCACTGAAGCAACAACTGACTTATCAGATAATGTTTTTGGTGTTATATCAACAGCTCCAGCTTATGCCATGAATGCGGCGGCTGGTAACAGCGATTCACATCCATTTGTTGCAATGACAGGTAGAACTCCAGTGAGAGTTTCTGGTGCAGTAAACAAAGGACAAAGACTAGTTTCAAGTTCAGTTAAAGGAACTGCAAGAGCAGTTGCTACTGGCGAATCATTTAGTCCTTTCCATGTTATCGGAAGAGCTTTAGAAAGCAAAACTGATGCAGGTATTGGATTAGTAAATTGTGCAGTGAGAACTAACAACTAATAAATATTAATACTTTTTAGTAGAATTAAAGGCGGTCTTCGGATCGCCTTTTTTTTTAGGCGTATAAATACGTATACTGCTGTCAGCCGGCAAAGATAAAGAGGCTGTGTGTACAATATTGTACACTAACATATTAATAGAGGAGACCTAGAGTTATGGCTATAGGCCGTATTTCTGGATCGGTATTAAAATCTAACCTTACGAGGAACGGAACCGATCTGGCATTTGAAACAAACCTACTTTATCTTGACGTTACGAATTCTCGTATAGGTATCAATACTTCTTCTCCATCAGCATTACTAGACGTAAACGGAACAATCAACGCATCATCAATAACAGGCCTAACTTCGTTAGGTGTTGCAGGTACCGGTACGAGTGCTCTATTAACATTAACTACTACAGAAGCAAGTAATTCAGCAAGTCCAATTTTAGCATTAAAAAGAAACAGCGGAAGTCCAGCAGACCAAGACAAACTAGGTCAACTATCATTTTTAGGTGAAAACGATAACGATCAAGAAGTTGAATATGGAAGAATATATTCTACTATCTTTGATGCATCCGACGGAACTGAAGATGGAAAAATACAAGTTCAAGTAATGAAGGCTGGAACTCTTTCAAATTCTGTACGTTTTGAGTCAGAAGGAATATTTTTAAACACATCAAACACTATTATTTTTGAAGGCGGAACTGCTGACAATTACGAAACTACATTAACAGTTGTAGACCCAACAGCAGATAGAACAGTACAATTACCTAATGTATCAGGTATATTGGCCGCTTATGCCAGCGATGGAAACAACGGACAAGTTTTAACAACAAACGGTTCTGGAGTACTATCATTTGCAGATTCAACAGGCGGTGGTGGTGGAACTAATACAGCAGTAAAAGAAATTAATTATTACAAACTTGGAACAAGTTCAACAGTAGTAGATCAATTTGATTTAACAGAATACAGAGGTGCAATATACGATATATCAATAGAAGATGTAGGAAACAGTTTTACTGGACACTTAAAAGTTTCTATTGTGCATGATGGTTCAACACCTTACATAGCAGTATATGACATAAACGAAGACAGCACAAGAATTGCAGACTTTACTGCCGCTATATCCGGCAATAATTTACAATTATCTGCCGCAGGAAATACTTCTTCAAACATTACTTTAAGAATGCAAAGAGTTGCGTTAGGTGATCATCATGAGAGTGTTGCAAATACAAACTCAAAAATTATAAAAACTTCAAGTGCAATTTCATCTTCTGCAACTGAATTAGATTATTTTACAAAAACAGATATACAATCTGCAAAATATATTATATTAACTAAAGACACAACACAAGACGATTACTCAATACAAGAAATGAGTTTAGTACATGATGGTACAACTGTGTATCACAACACGTATGGTGTTGTAAGTTCTAGAAGTAGTGTTTCACCTATCACCTTTTCAGCAACAATTTCAAGTTCAACACTTTCATTATATGGTGCAAGTAACATTGGAACAACTGCAACAGCAATAATGTATAGAATTGATTTAGGATCTAAAACTAAAATTGGAACATTTGATAACGTAACTTATAAAAAAATTAAAGATATTGATTCTGCAGTTACAACAATTGATGATTTTGATGTTTACAAATATGTTTCTGCAAAATATTTTATATCAGTTGCTAATAGTGATAACACACAATATCAAAATTCTGAAATAACTTTAAATGTTAATTCTGCTAAAAACGGTGCAACTATAAGTGAATCTGTTGTAAGCACAGCTAGTTGGGATTTAGCAACATTTACAGCAGATGTATCCAGTGGAAAAGCAAGATTAAGAATGGCTGGATCACCAGCAAACAACGAAATTTATATTGCAAGAATGTCCATTGCAAAAGAATTAACTTACTACGAAGCAACAGGAACTGGTGTTACAAACTTTACATATACACCTTCGTTTAGCACAATTAAAAACACAGGTACAGTAACTTTACCTACATCTACTGATACATTAGTTGGTAGAGCAACAACTGATACATTAACAAATAAAACGTTAACTTCTCCGGTTATTAATAGCAGAACACACAGTGGTACAATAGTTGAAACAGCAACAACTGATACATTAACAAATAAAACTTTAACTACACCGGTTATTGCAGAAATAGATTCAGGTGCTGATATTACTTTAGATGCTACGGCAGATATTAATTTAGATGCAGGCGGTGGAGATATAGTTTTAAAAGATGATGGCACACAATTTGGTGGTTTAACAAATACAAGTAGTAATTTAATAATTAAATCAGGAAGTACAACTGCTATGACATTTAGTGGTGCTAACGTAACTACTGCAGGTACTATAACTACCGGAGGAACAATTAATATTAATGGTGAATATACATTTCCAACAGCAGATGGAAGTAACACTCAAGTATTACAAACAGATGGGTCAGGATCTTTAAGTTTTGCTGATGCTGGTGGTGGAGCAGGAACTGACAACCAAGCAGTAAGTCAATTTAATTTTTATAAATTAGGCACAACATCAGCAGTAATTGATGAGTTTGATATAGCCGCATACCGAGGTGCAATATACGATATTGAAATAGAAGACTATGACCAAAGTATGATTGGCCACGTAAAAGTTAGTGTTATTCATGATGACTCAACACCTTACGTATCGGTTTATGATGTTAACGAAGATTCAACTAGAATTTGTGATTTTACAGTTGCAATATCTGGACAAATAGTACAATTATCTGCGGCAACTAACCATTCAACACACACAAATTTAAGAATTTATAGAGTTGCATTAGGAGATCATAACGAACAAAAAGATGCAACTAACACAAAGATTGTAAAGGCATCAACATCAATTGGTTCTACTGCAACAACATTAGATCAATTTACAAAAACAGATTATCAAGGTGTAAAATATTACATATTAACTAAAGACAGTACTGCAAGTGAATATCAAATATCAGAAATGAATTTAGTTCATAACGGTACAACTTGTTACTTTACTGACTTTGCTAAAGTATCAAGTACAGGCAGTTACTCACATACTTTTACAGCAACTATATCAGGAGCAACAGTTACATTAAACGCATTATCTTCAAGCAATACAACTGCAACTGCACTTTTATATAGAGTAGGATTAGGTTCTAAAACAAAACTAGGTACGTATGATAATGTATTTTATAATGTAATTGGAGACGTTGATTCAACAGTAGAAACTATTGACTCTTTTGACGTATTCAAATATAAAACTGCAAAATACTTTTTAAATCTTACTTCAGGATCTGAATATCAAAACTCTGAAATAACTTTAACTGTTAATGCGGCAGGATCTGATGCTACAATTTCTGAGACTTTTGTTATAACAGGTAACAATCAACTTGCAACATTTACAGCAGACGTATCAAGCGGTAAAGCAAGATTAAGAGCATCTTGTAATCCTAATACTAAAATTTATTTTGCAAGAAAAACAATTGAATCAACAAATATTTACAGAGCATCTGGACAAACATCAGACGATTTATATATTACACACAATAATATTAAATTAGAACCAGGTGCATTAACACTTCCAACAGGATCAACAGCAAGTAGACCTTCTACTAGTGTAGTTGGTATGTTACGTTATAACACAGATACAAGTACATATGAAAGATATGATTCTGGTGGTTGGACAAGTATAGCAACAACAGCCGCAACTTCAGAATCAGACGATACAACAACAGGTGAAACAACATCAATCTCTACATCAGCAACTAACATTGATACTTGGACATCTAGCTCATATGACTCAGGATTTTATCTTGCAGTAACAAGAGATGAAATTAATGATGAGGTTGCAACTGATCAAATAAGTTTAGTACATAATAATACAACGGCATTTGTAGCATCTGGAGGTGGTGTTAGATCTGGAAGTAATCAACAAATTACATATACAGCAGACATACAAAGTAGTACTGTAAGATTAAGAGCAACAGGAACATCAGATGTAAACTCAGTTAAATGGTTTAGAATAGGATTAGGTGATTCAACAACTGCGGCAACAACTGGAAACGTTGCAACTGTTTTAAATTCTGACGTTGATAGTGCTGTAGAAAATATAGACACTTGGGCAAAAGGCTCTTATAGAGGTGCAAAATATTATATTAGTGCAAACAATACAGGAAAAACTGAATTACAAAATATAGAATGTGTAGTTGTTCACAACGGAACTGATGCTTTTATTACAACATACAACGACGTATACACTGGAAATAATCCATTAATAACATTAACAGCAGACATTAGTAGTAATGATGTACGATTACGTGCAACAGGTAATGAAGCAAACACTGGTGTTAAAATGTACAGAATTTTATTAAGTGATACTGAATCAGATTCATCTGGTACAAATACTGGAGTTGTAGGTGCAACAACTGTATCTTCTTCAGCAACAGCACTAGATACATTTTCAACTGATTCATACACAGGAGTTCACTATGTTATTACTGGATATAACTCAGGTGAATCGGGTACACCAGCATCTATATCAGAAGTGTTTGTTGTAAGTGATGGATCTGATGCTTACGTTTCACAAGGTCCAGAAGTATCATCTAAAGGCACAGGACAATTAACATTTACAGCGGCATTATCAGGCACAACAGTTACATTATCCGCGGCAAGTACCAGTGGTGGATCAACAACTGTTAATGCTTATAGAACACACATAAAAAGAGTGGCGGCTGGTGCTTCAACATCATTACAAGTTTTAACAACTAACGCACAAACAATTTCTGGTGCAAAAACACACACAGGACACGTTACGTTAAATGATAGTGTTAAATTAAAAGTTGGTACTGGTGGTGATTTAGAAATTTATCATGATGGTAACAACAGTTACATTGATGACGCAGGTACAGGTACAATATTTTATAGATCAGGCACACAAACATTTATGAATGCCGCTGGTACAAAAACAATGGCTACTTTTAATGCGGCAACTTCTGTTGATTTAAATTATAACAATAACACAAAATTACAAACAACAAATACTGGTATTGCTTTAACTGGTGTTATGGCAATGGCAGTTGAATCAGGTGACCCATCTGGTGTGGCTAACAATGCTCATATATACGCTAAAGACGATTCAGCAAGTGCTGAAGTATATGTTAGAGATGAAGCAGGTAACGTTACAAAACTTTCACCACACAATAAACAAGGTGAATGGGAATACTTCTCAAGAAATACTAAAACAGGTAAAACTGTTAGAGTTAATATGGAAGAAATGATTAAAGATATTGAAAAACTAACAGGTAAAAAATATATTAAGGAGGAATAATGCCAAAACGATATAGTTTAATGAAAGTAGAAGACGACGATACTGATAATAAACCAGTAACGGATAAAGACGGTGACTTTCACAAAAAACAAGTATTAGAAAAACTTGTTGTAAGAAATACATCCACTAGTGAAAATAATATATTAATGATCACTAGAGCAGATTCTTCTGCGGGCGGTCCTCATATGACCATGGAAAGAATTTCCGACAGTCCAGCAAAAGGCGATATATTAGGAAAAATACAATGGAAAGGCAGAAACTCCGATGGTGATCCTATACGTTATGCAAGTATTGATACTAAAATTAGAGATGCAAAAAAAGGAACAGATGATTCTGCTTTAGTTTTTACTACAAGAGTTGCTGGACAACACAAATCAATGTTAATCGTACAAAACGATGGCGTAATTGTTCACGTAGATAAACCTGTAATATTACAAACAACAGGATATAAAAAAACTAGATTATTTGGTACCAATGCAACTGCAAGAAGAGATATTAAATTTCCTGATCAAAGTGGTACTGTAATGGTTAACGAATCAGGAAAAGTTATGGCAACTGATTTGCCAACAAGTGATCCTAACAACGCAGGCCAACTCTGGAACGACAGCGGAACAGTTAAAATTAGTGCTGGTTAATAAATATGAATAATGGAGCTCTTTTTATTTTCAGGAACATTAATTTCGATAGCAGGACATCATATTATTTGGACTGCTGAACCTTCTGCTGAACAATTAGAAAACGAAAAATATTGGGAAACTCAAGTTAAAATTTGGGAAATACAAAGAAAAAGAGACTTAATAAACAGCGTTACCATAAAAAGATAAAATAATTATAGCAATTATAAAAAGCGCCATTAAAAAAATAACTAATTTTCTTATCATATCATACTAAAAGTAATTGCCATTGCAATGAATAGTAATAAAAGTATATATACCCAAATCATTTAAACAATTAAATCTAAAACCGTTTGCAGTTTACCTTTTATACTTTTATTGTTTAAAGTATTTTTTAATCCGCCATGCAAATTTTTAGGCCAACATTCAAAAGCTGTCCAACAATAACCTGAATGTTCTTTGTTTAATCTAGGAATAAATTCTGAATCAATTGCTATAAGATACGTATGAAAGAAAAACTTTTGATCATTTGAAGTAAACAATTCTAAAGGAATTACTTTTTTAAATGCTGGAGTACTACCAACTTCTTCCTCTATTTCTCTTTTTAAACCTTCAAACGCTGACTCTGTATATCGTGCTTGACCACCAGTTAACCCCCAAGTACCCCGTGTTTTAGCATCAGTACGTTGCAAAAATAAAAAACGTTTGGTAGATGTACAATAAAATAGAGCACCTGAACAGATTATATTTTCTTTCATAGTTTATTATAACAATTTATTGTAATTTTATCAAGGAGTAGTTGCGTCTGAACTAGCATTATAACCTGTAGTCTCGCCACCATCTAATACAATACTCCAATTACCACCAGTATAAATTCCTTCATATGATTTAACCCATTCTATTCCATTAAATCTATATTGTATTCCTGTATTGGTATTTGTAACGTAATGTTGTGTTGAATCTGGATGACTAGCATCAAAAACTTTTTTCCATGCACTACCGTCATATTCAATAATATCTCCAACTGAAGCAATTAATGTTCCCCAAGTTGAACTTTGTACTGTTGCAGTAGAATCTCCAATTTGATCAATAATCAAATATCTATCATTTGTTAGTGGATTTGATGGTGCATATGTAAGTGGATTAATTATTTTTTTAACCGACGTTAATGTATTTGCTGGAATTGTATCTTGATCAATGTTATATAATAAAATTGTATCATCTAAAGTACTAGTAGCAATAGTTCCTATAATTTCGTTTCCGTTTGGTTGTTTTAATCTAATTTGTGACGTGTCGTTTCTAACTTTACCATACTGATCTAAAAGAACTTTCCAATTAATTGGTGGTCCAAATGTTTCAAATGGGTCATTTGTTAAACTTGCAGACTCTTTAGCACCTGTGTAAAATCCATCTCCACCTGATGTTACACTTGTACCTGTACTTCCTAATAATCTTAATTGATTTCCTGTAACTAATAATCCATAATTGTTTGGAGTAACATAACTTCTTGTTAATAATGACCCATCAATTAATCCTGACACTATTCCGCCGTCATCGTCGTATATACTCATAATAATTTTTTGTATTACACCTAATTTTTTAACTTTAAGAGGTGGTGATAACCATATTGGCATAGAAAAAGTTAATGTTGCAACATCAATTTCTGTGTCTGCACCAATAGGAATTGTTCTTGAACTAAATGTTACACTTGTTAATTCAACATAACTTAAACTTGTCCAATCTAAATAATTGTCTGTTTTTTGTATTTCAAAATCAGGATTAAACAAATATAATATTTGTTCCATTATTTGTAATTTTTGATCTGTATTTGTTGTCCAAATATCTGCTGTAACTTCTAATCTAAAAGGAGAAGGCATAACTTTTTCTACTGTATATCCTGCTCCTAATTTGTTATCGTATTGTTCTGTTGTTTCGTTATAATTTCTTTCTCTTAAATGTTGTTTTTCAATATGATAAGGATTTTGCATTCTTTCTCTATCATAATTTAATTCTCTAACATAAGCGGCAATTCTTGGTGCATATTGTAATGCATTTTCTGAATTTTGTCTTATAATGTTTGCAACTTGACGTGTCATATCTCCATATACAACTGGAACTTGTCTTAAAGTTACTGTATCATCTTTACCTTTTCCTGTTTCCACAGAAAAGTTACTCAAAATTCTTATAAATTGAGTTAAAAATTTTCTAATTTGTCCGTCGTAAAAATGTAGCATTAGTTGTCAGCCTTTGGTTTCAATGCATTTGATAATGATTGCCTTTGTTCTACAGTTAAACCATTAATAGTACTTGACGTTGTATTATTAACAAAACCTGTTTTGTAATTTACTTTCGAATCAGTATTACTCATAGTTATTCTAACTGAATCTTCCATTTTAACCCATCTGGTTCCATCAAAACGGAACAATCTATTTGGTAGATAATCTGTTCTTAAGAAGTAATCACCCTTATCAACATTCGCAGTTGGGAACGAAATCCCAAATCCTGCAGGATGTCCATTTGGTGCAACGCCATCTCCGTCCATATAGAAGCCATAATGTGATGCCGCCGGCGAATCTATTACTGAATTAATTGGTTTATCTGTACTAATTCTATCAGTTGTATTAACATTATCGGTTCTAATATTTCCTCTTTCATCAATTGGTGCAACATAATATTGTTTGTAATTAAATCCTGATTTAGGTGCATCTTGTTCTGCCTGTGCAACTATTTGATCATTAATAGTTTTTTCTCTATTATAAGTTGACATATAATTTGCTACAGAACCAGTTGTAGTAGCGTCGCCTATAACATCTCTAAATTCTTGTGCGTCAACTAGTGTTTTTAATTTTAATCTTAATAAATGCGGCCACCATGTTTGACTAAATCCTTCTGCCGCTCTGTTTACATCTTCTATAACATAATATCTTTTAAGTGCAATTGGTATACTTTCATCTAATGAATAATCGTCTTTCATATGAGGGAATTCAACAACATCTCCTGACATAGGTTTTCTACCTAATCTTTCAACAACATCGTTCATATGTACAGTTAAAAATATTGTATCATTTTGTAAAAA